AGGTTATCAAGCAGCGGGGCCATTTCGGTCATGCCGCCCTGCTGTAGTGCAAGGATGGCCCTGCCCGATTGATCCTGCCCGGATTTGCCCTGCATGGTCGCGTTAGGGCCGACTGACTTGATAGCTTCCTTGGCCTCTGCCAACAGGTTGAAGTGACCAGCAGCCATGTTGCCGCTGGTCAGGTCTTCAATGTCCCCCTGTTCGGCAATCAGGACGCCATCGGGCCGGTTGAACTCCTTACGGGCCTGTTCAGGATCAAGCCCCGCAGCCGGTGACAGGCGCATGGGGCGGGAATTGGCAAGGTGAAGGAACTTGGACCGGCGCTTGTTCACTTCGTCCTGAAGCGTCATGAAGTCGCGCACTAGCCCGTATCGGTCGTTATCGCGATCAACGAATGCCGATTGCAGGATGATGGCGTTTTCGGGCTTACCTTCGTCATCCACGTAAGGCGACGGCGCGCACGGCTCCAACTCACCCGAGCGAGTGAACACCGAGCGATGCCAGACGCCTTCTTTCAGGTGATACATCGTGACGATGCAAATGCGGCGGTTCTGCGGATCAACCCACGTTTTCCAGCGGGGCTTGTCTTCATAGGTGTCAGACGACTGGCCCACCGCCAGCGTTAGAGTGATCACCTCCTCCCGGTTTGGCCAAGTGCGCTTTGCCTTGGTTTCGGGCATCCATGTAAGGAAGCCCATATATTCCGCGTCAGAATAGTCAGGGCGGGCGGAATGCGGGTCAAAGAACAGGCGGTCCCAATCCAGCTTGGTGATCTTGGGATCAATGCCACCCTTGGTCTGCTGGTGGCCCACTTCGACCCCGCCAAAGCCTTCAATAAGCATTTCCTGAAAAACGCCAGAACGCTTAATCGGGAAGTCTTGGTCTTCAGTCACATAACGCAGGGCATCGGTAACGGCGTTTGCGTCATCGTCATGTTGCGCGGTGCGCGGGTATGCCTTGGGGTCGGTTCGGGTCTGGCGTTCAAGGCCGCAAAGGTAGTCGACCTTGGGGCGGATCAGGTTTTCAATAACGATAGGCTGATTGCGCTTTTTGAGCGCGGCGATCTGGTCGCTGGTTAGCTGCTTGCCATCATAGTAATCACGGGCACGTTCGCTTTCGCTGCGGGCATCCGAAGACGCATCAGCGGACGCCTCGAACAAGCGCACCAGTTCGGCGTGATAGGACTGGTCAACCATTCATCAGCCCTTTTCGCTTGGCCCTTGACCAGTCACGCGCCCACTGTTGCAGCACCGGCAACGCGGCAGATACCGCCCCAGCTTCCGTTTCCGCAGCAACGCGGACAGAGTGCCTTGCCGTTCCAACAAACAGGGTGACTTCGATCATACTGTGACCCAATCGTTATCGGCCTGCGCGGCTGGCCAGTAGCCATCGCGGCGTTGCTTACGTTCCACAACCTTCACAATCGCCGGGTGCGCTTGGTCTATGGCCCGCCCGATAAGGCTTGCGGTGTCTACATCGTCGTCATGCTTGCCAGCGGGGAAGACGAGAAATTCTGCTATGTCCGCGCCCGGTTCAAAGTGAACGCGTCCTGTTGCCGCCATTGCCTGAAACGATCTAGCTCTAGTCGGCTTGTCCGCCACGCTCGGCAACCACTCCAACCGGCAATGCACGTTGCGTTCACGCATCCGGCGCTTGAGCATCGGCTCGATTGCCTTCTGGATCACACCGCCTTCACCAAACCATGCCAGCGGCTTGTATTTGGCTATCAGGTCCAGCTTGGCTTCAATCCACTTATCGCTAGTCTCTTGCGCCCGGTATCCGGCAACGCGGTAAATGTCGCCATCAGGGCCGATGCCCCAAATGCGATGCACGGTGTAATCGCCCCCGCCATCGGTCACGGCGTAGTCGCTTGTTCCGTAGTAACGAAGCTCTGGCAGCTTGCCCCAAGTGTTGAACCACTCGCGCTTAAAGAACGTGCCTTCATCCGGTTGCGGTTGCTGCTGATACAGTGCCGACCATTCACGCGGACCAATGGTGTTCTTGATCCGGTTCAGCGCCTCAACGTCATACCACTCAGGCCAAAGCGCCTCACCAGCCGTGTTGATCGCAGGAAGTTCCAGAACCTCCCACTGGTCGGCTTCCTGCTCAAGTATCCGGCCCGCCAAATCATCTTCATGCCAGCGAGTTTGTATCAACACTATGGAGCCACCTGGCATCAATCGCGTGTAGAGCGTTGACCGATACCAATCCCAAACCGTCTCACGCCTGCGTTCGCTGTCCGCTTCCTCACGATCCTTGAACGGGTCATCGATCAGAGCAATGTGTGCGCCACGTCCTGTTACCGCTGTACCAACACCCGCCGCGACATATGCGCCGCCGTGGTTGGTATTCATCCGGTTAGCCGCCTGACTGTCAGGAGCCAAACTTACCGAAGGAAACACCTGCCCAAATTCAGGCTCGGCGACGATGTTGCGGACATTGCGCCCGAAGTCATTGGCTAGATCGCTGTTGTATGACGCCGCGATAATCTGGCGCTTGGGATTACGGCCCAAACACCATGCCGGAAACCGCTTTGAGGCTAGTTCGCTCTTACCGTGCCTTGGCGGCATGAAGATCATAAGGCGGTCAATGTCGCCGCGCTCTACAGCCTCCAGCTTCGCGGCAATCTGTTCATGGTGCTGCGCCCGCTGATATGCGGGGTTGGTGTATTCAGTGAACGCGAGAAGCGATTGTCGCGCTGTCCGCGTTTCCAGCTCCCGCTTCAGTGTCTCCAGTTCCGCCAAGGAGGAAAGGAGCAAGTGACGCGGCAAGGCTGCGGACGCGCTCTGCAAGCTCGTCATCACTCATCTCGCTATGATCGTTAATGTTCAGGGTCGCTTCCTTCGGCATCAGGCCTGCAACCATCTTCACAAAGTCACCCGGCTTGTCGGCAATCATCAGTGTGATGGCATCTGCGCCGTTGTCTTCCCACGCCGCTAGAACATCCTTCAGGAAGTCCTCTTGCAGCTTGTTGCGCGAACCCTTCGGCCTGCCTGGTCCGGGTTTTCCGCCTGTTACAAAACGAGGGGCTTCGGTGTCAGGCATTGATCGGAATGGGGCGCGATATAATCACCCCCTCCATGCTTACGCCATTACGCGCAATCCAATCCCTCAAGACAGGAGCAGCCATTGCAAAGTGTGGCGCGCGAACGGCGTTGCGGAGACGCTTGCCGTCTGCATATCCCTCAACACCATAACCCATGCCCCGCCCAAGCTCGAGACTCGCGGTTAGAAGCCTCCAGCCAGCAGGCAGGCCAACACGCGATGCGTCCTTTGCTGGCATATCATAATCAGCCATGTTGCAGGCTCCTCAATTAACCTCGCCCCGCGATGCAGACCCGCGCCATTGCTAGCATAGTGCTGCGGTGTGTGGTTGCCGGGGATCGGGGGCGAGACTTAGCGCGCGGAAGGGAGTTACGCTGCGCCAAGGGGGAAACGCAAAAGGCCCCAGCGATTTGCCGAGGCCCGTCAGGCGCAATACGCCATGGTGTTGCTCCCATCGCACGACACCGTCGAAATGTCAAGCACTGATTGCAGCCGCCAACCACTCACCCGCCATTTGTATTTCCCTCATGGCAATGCCCAAGGCTTTGCGGCGTGGTTCGATGGTGACAACCCCATCTTTCGACTTGGCGGACCCGCCCTTGGCAAGCGCCCATTGGCTTACAGTCGTGTCGTCAACAGCAACCGCCCGCGCAATGTCTCGCAGGCTCCCCAAAGCCCCCTCAAGCCTGACAAGCTCATAGGCGGTGCGAATGTAGCCGGTGCCGTCTGTGTTGCCCCCACGGCCCTCTAGCGCCTTGTCCAAGCTATCGCGCATAGGCGAGCGTTCTTCGGCTATGGCAACCTCACGATACCGTGCAAGCCCGTTGAACTGGCGTGGGGTGAGTTTGCCGGTCTGTGACATGGTATCAATCACCGGCACACGCCGATAGGGTGCCGCCTGCTGTCCGGGCTGGACCTGCCTGCCGAAGTCGCCCTTTGCAAGCTGCTCCGGCGTTGGTTCGATCACCTGGACAGGATCGGGGCGCTTCTTTCGCTTACTGGCCATTGGATCCCCCCTGGGATGCGCGTTCAATTGCGGCTGTCAGAATCTGGATGACCCCAACAATGATGTCCGCAATCGGGCGTCCCTCCCCCGTCACCTTTTGCGCGTTCGCCTCCATGCGCTTCAGTTCGGTTATCAGCTTGTCGGCTTCGATCATGCGTCCCGCCCTCTCCCGTAGTCCATTGCATTCGGCTTCGGCGCGTTCTGCTCTGTTTTGCCAGT